TCGTCATGTCATAAGTTCCCGGTGCTATTGCCATAGACCTAACGCTTTTCGCATATTGTAATTCAAATAATCTAGATTTTGTTTTTTAGAAAACATAGATCTCAACTCTTCCGTGACCTCCTGCCGGTGCATTTCCTTCGTTTCCACCACCACCGCCACCGGGGACAGCACCAGCAGTAGCAGTTCCCCCGCCAGAACCACCACCTCTGCCACCATCTCCTCCTAATTGGCTTGTACCTCCTAACGCATTTGAATAGTTTCCACCGTCTTCGTTTGAGCCACCGCCACCTCCTCCTCCGAAGACAGAAGCCCCACCATAGTTCCAAGAGTATCTAGGGGTATTTATAAGAGTAGGTCTAGCTGCTCCACCACCGCCTCCACCAAAAACAGAATTACCCGCCAGACCATTAGCTAAACGATGACCAACTGTGGAAGTGGAATTGCCGTAGTAATAAGACGCACCCGGCCCTGCTCCGTCATTAAGCGCACCCAATCGTCCGTTCAACCAGTCATCATCATCATTATATTGAGGGCCGTTGATCGCTCCCATATGAGAGCTTCCATTTCTAGTATTCCCTCCTCCGTGTCCTCCCTGACCAGCACCCCAATTGTTTCCTTTAATACCTCCTTGTCCACCCCAGCCAGTAATAACTGTTCCTTGACCTGATCCAGAAACAGTTGAATTTCCACCATTATTACCATTTCCCTGACCTGTCATCGCTGCTCCTCCTGATCCAACCGAAATTGTATAACTGCTATCTGTTAATTCTGTTAGAGGTCTAATTATAATTCCACAGGAACCGCCACCGCCTCCACCACCGCCATCATCACTGTTATGGTCACAGCCACCACTGCCTCCGCCACCCCAACATAAGATCAGAACGATTGTTCCTGTTGTTGGCTTCGTCCAAGTTTGGTTGCTACCTGTGTAATCAAAGCGAGAGAAAAAAGACGAAACTGTTTGCGCCCAACTTAAAGCACTTCCATTCGTAACTAGACTCTTTCCTGATTGCCCCGATTGAGTTGGGAAACCAAGTAAAGCTGCAACAGTTGTCCAAGCTAAATTTCCTGATCCATCCGACTTCAATACATCATTAGAACCTCCATCATTATCTGGAAGGGTCAATGTGAAATTTGATCCTATGTTTGCAGGTGCTTGGATCGCTGCGAAATTAGAGTTACTTGAATCGGCGAGCCTTAAATCTCCTTGACTTTTAATTGTTAATCCATTGCTATTAACGAAGAGCCTTTCTGTTCCTCCGGTTGTAGCGGATAAAGTATCAGTTCCCGATCTATAAAAACCCAGATTCGTATCCGAGGAAAAACTAAAAGAAGGAGCGGCTTCTGATCCATTTGTTCCCCTTAGTGGGAGCTTTGGTTCACTAGCTGTCGAAGTAAAAGTATGAACATCAGTGTTTCCTGCAAGTATGTCTAATTCGTTTGTTGCTCCAAAATAAATACCTGTATCAGTATCAATCGAATTTCTAAAAGGCAACGAGGAACTCGATCCCGCAGGAACGCCAACATTTCCGGTAAAGGTCGGACTCGCTGCTGTTGCATGACCTAAATTGGCTGCAATAGTTCCAAGAGTTGTATAGTTCGACGCTGTTGTTCCTGATCCTGTTTTGACTTTAAGAGTGTCAGGACTTGTGCTTGTATCTATCCATAATTGACCTGTTGCAGATCCAGCCGCAGCAGGTGGGGTTGATCCTGAACTTGTAGAAAAAAGATCAGAAAGATTTTCATTTATATCTGCCCTTACATTTGCCCCGGTGGAGTCAGGGATCGGATAGTTACCAGTGTTGACTTGTGCCATTAGTTAAGCTTTTCCATATCCTGTTGCCGTCCAAGTGAATGACCTCGCTTGGCGGACGTTGCTTGCATTGTAGATCGAGATCGTAAAATTAGTCGTACTTAAAGAAGCGATTGTATAATAATCTCCCGAGTTCGTAGAACTAAAGGTTATTCCGATTGCTGGATTCGCTTTGAATTTCTTTCCGAAAGAAACAGTTACATCTCCACTACTAGATGCCGTTCCACTTCCTGACTCTGTTCGCCTTCCCATCTTTGGTAAAACTCTTAACTGGTCAACTGCTATTTGTTCCAAATTTCCACCTGTCGTAAATTCTGCTTTTAACTCATATTTTCTACAACTAATTTGAGCGTTGTTGTAAACCCTCCAAGTTGTCCAATCATTAGCCGAGGGGCTTGCTTCCTGCGTTGTCCTTACATAAAGCTTGACATCACAATTAGATGGGGCCGTTCCATCAATACTTGTTTGACAATCCCAGCAAGACCAAGTATCAACAGTGTCGGCATAAGGGAAAAACGATCTTGCCCTTAATGTCGTGTCAAGTCGAACAGAAAAAACATCACCTAAATCAATCGGATTATTTTGAAATAAATAAGTCCCTGAAGTATGCAAAGTCGCATTACCTCCAGAGCTTCCACCATCGGCTGCCATTAATAACTCACCACTTGCAACAGTTAGATTCGTTTTCGTTCCGGGGAAATTACTATCTTCTTGTTGGAGTGGCAGCTCCTCCATATCGTCAAGATCGGGCATCGTAAATTCGACACTTTGATACCCGACACTTTCATTCCTTCCAGCGTCAACGAACTTCATTAAGTACGTTCCACTTTTCAAAGTTGCGTATGCTTCTTTTGCTGTTCCAACTAAATCGCTGTGAATACTTGTTGAGGTGGCCCAAGTTGCACTTGTTAAATTAGGAGAATGTCTGAGTCTCACCAACCCTCCAACGGTTACGTCAAGGTCGGGTGATTGATCCCAACTAAGTCGAGCAAGTCCGTTGGTCGGAACCATTGAGAAGCCTGATGGATCTGCTGGCGGTGCAGATTTACCAGCCAATGTTTTTTCAAAAGTAACAATTTGACTTCCTTTCCCTAATGAGTTGTAAGCCTGAACTTGAATATAAATAGTCCCTTCCCTTGCGTTTCTTATAGTTGCTGAAGGTGTCGAAGTCGTTATGAGTGTCCAATTATCGCTATCCATTCTGTAACTAATTCTATATTCAGCGACATTTATTCGATCATGCTGGAAGTCAAAGTCAAAGCCCACAAAGATACCTTGACCTTCGGAATATAAAAACTGTTCTCCTCTTGCATTTGTAATTGGATTAGGAGCAAGTCCTAAGTTGCTAATATCTCGAAGAACAATATCTTCACCTGCATCAACTGAACTGTAAATACTTGAATTGTATTCAAGAGCCGTAATTGACAGAGCATTTTTTTCGGTATTTTCAGAAACAGCGACGACCCGATATTGCTGGGACTGAATATCAGAAGTCTGTATCAACCACAGATTTGGACTCGTTGGAGCTTGTGAAAAATTACCATCAATATTAATTGTAGTTTCATTGCTTATATTGTTAATCGTTCTTGTCTCTACTAATCCAGTCGGCATGATGACGGAAATAGTAGGACTAAGACCGAGATTAATATTCGATAAATTTTCAGAGCTGTCTGCCACTATTGCACTTGTTGTCGCTGAACTAATTCGCCCTGATCTTCTTTCTCCGGCTCTCAAGCTGTCGGCAATATCTATAACCATTCCGGGCCTTAAGACTAATCCCGAATCAATACCAACGGAAAAGGTGCAAGTTTGGGTGAGAGTCTGTTCACTCTTTAGCAACCATCTTCCCATCCTGTGCGCCTGACCTTGTGAATAACAGCCAAGAGCTTTTAATTGTTTTTCTTTTATTCCATACTTAGCGATGGCATCAGCATCTTCCACATATTCAAATTGAATTTCGCCTAAAGAATCGTAACTTTGCCAAGCAACTGCACAAGTTGTATGTCTTGCATTTTGAGAACTTCCTGAATACTCAAAGAAACCATCTAAGACATTTGAATTTCCTAAAAGGTATTGACTGTCTTGAGGAGCATCTTGAACCATCACAATACTTCCTGCGCCGTAATAACTAATCCCTCTAAACAACGAAGTCATTTGTTGAATGACGTTGTAAACTTCATCTCTCGAATTAATTAAAAGGTTGCAAAGCATACGAGGCTCTTGGCCTCCTTTCATGTCAGAAACAAGTTCATTGCAATATTGGCTAATTGTGTAAAAGTCCCATTTATCCAAAGTACTTTCAGGAAGAGACACCCCATACCTGCTGTTAATCAGAAGGTCATATAAACACCAAGCAGGATCAGCACACCAAGTCGCAGACTGGAACGACCCATCCCAAATTCCGCTATAAATTAATCTTCCAAGTTGAGATTCGCCAACGCCTGAACTCGTTGAAGTTACAACTGTTGCATTGCTTGGAATCTTTACCTTTATTCCTCTGATCTTATATCTTCGGGTTGGAATATTAGAGAAAGAGCGGCTATCAAAGCGAAGATAAGCAAGAGCCGAGTTTGGATACCTAAATTTTTCGTCAATGATTTTTGTGTAGCTATTCCACCAAGTCTGAGAACTTTCTCTTGCAGTAGCATCATCATCGCTAACACGAACAACTTTTATATCAACGGGAAAAGCACCCGTCAAAGGAAAAACATAATCTCTGAAATATGTATTACTTGATTTTCCTGAAATCGTATCAATCTTCACAGGGTTATAACCACCGCCGTTGTATTGAACCTCGATCCTTATTTCAACAGTGTTTCCGATAATATCTCCATCGTCTTCTACCTTTCTAAGAATCGGAATTTTCAAGGTGACTCGAACTCTGTCTGTTGTTGCTGTCGTTATTTGACGAGTAACAGATGTTGACTTCGTTACTTCTGTTCCAACCGAAACCTCTGCTTCATTCCCTGCTAAATCTGAAATATAAGCTTGATCTTGTGTTCCTGCTTTTGAAATAATCGTATATCCTTCGAAATTATTATTTCCTGCTGAATCTTGAACTGGCGTTCCATCAAGATAGATAGACTTGTTTCCGTCGTCTAATCCTTGGATTGGCCCTTCTGATAGAAGGTCTAATACTTTTGCATATTGAACCGATTGGAGAGAGTCATCTGCTTCCGTAGGGGTTCGATTTCCACCGCCACCTTTGCTTCCTCCGCCTCCACCTGATCCTCTGATTTCAGTCATTTAAACCTCCTGATCGACATCTAGGCCAGAACTTATGACAGTACTGCCTACAAATAAACGACCATAAGCAATTGGAATTGCAGTTCCTACTTGAGCCGTATTTGTTACACCACTAAAACTATAGTTCTGCAATTTGTTTGCTTGTTTCATATCTAACTCAGGAGGTGGAGGTGACAGCATTTGACCGACTCCACCCATAACTAAAGAGAGTCCAATCATTCCTAAAGCTTTTGATCCCCATGCTGCTGCTCCATATAATCCTGTTCCTGCGGCTGCTCCACCAAAGACAGAACCACTGGCAACACCTCCAAATAGTCCAGCAGTTGCACCAAAAGTTACAAAAGAAAGACCAATTAAAGCTGCTCCTAATAAGACCATTCCCATCCCTCGACCTGCACCCGTTACAACTGGAGTAATAGAAAAAACTTCTTTTTCACTCCAAGGTAAAAGCAAGGTATCTATTTCAGATTCTCCAACAACTTCAGTTCCTAGCTGGACTTTATAAGCAACTCCATGTTGTTCACTTTCTACCATCCATTTTGCTAAACCTTTGAAATTAGCAGTCAAGGCTTTTATTGCTTCCGCAGGAGTATTTACCTCAAGTTCAAAAGTACCTTGACCACCAAGCTGTTTTTTTAAAGCTCCGTAAACCTTAACGACTTTCATGTCTTAAAACTTTAGCCGTGACCTTTTGATAATAGCCTCCATATACATCCCGAGACGATAATCTTCCCTGAACGTGATGAAGCACAATTCCATTATCTAAATAAATAGCGGCATGATTCGGCACTGGACTTTCTAATTGCATCAAGATCCCATCTCCATACGAGATTTCACTGATGTCTATTGGATGAAAACCTTCTTTCATAAAATTCTCTAAATACATATTCTCGCCTTTCTCCCACCATTGATCTCTTCTGTTGTAATCGTTCAATATTAAATTAAATTCTCTTTTATAAAAATCTCTAACTAATGAATAACAATCAACAATTCCATGAGAAAACTCTCTCCCGACATAAGGAAGTTCAAAACCATTAGGAACATAAGATCCCCAAGTTTCAGTATTCGGATTAACAATAAACCAAGGTAATCCGGAGGCTTCACATGCAACCATGTCCGCCGGACTTGGCGCAGGGTTTGTCTTTGGATGGCTGTGTATGACTGCTGTGATTTCTCCTTTCTCTTCTGCTTCTATGTAGTCATTTGGATTCAATATAAAATGTTCGTCAGGTGTTGTAGCTAGGTTTTGACATTTAAAATATCTATTTTTTCCTTTTACAACATGAACCAATCCGACCGCTTCGTTAGGAAATTCTTCTTTAGCATGAGCCAAAGCTTTTTCTTTTATAGCATTTGTTAATTTCAATTTTGTCTACCTGCTGAAGGGAATGAGCCGAAAGGCAAGGGGTTGTTCTCCCCAAACCTTAATTTGCAAGAGCTGATTCTTTTACCACAACGATCATTTTGTAAAGACGATTCCACATTGTCATTTACATCCCAATAGTTTGAACCGGTATAACCACATTCTCCCGAGCGATAAGCCCATTGGCAAATATTTCCAATCATTTGACGGCGAGGAATCTTATCTCCCGGCCTGTCTAATTTGCTCGCTAATTCAAATTCAACTACGTTTCTATTCTCTGAGGCTTTTCTATCTATATACCAAATTTCCATCGGCCATTGAGCGTTCGGATCTGCGGAAGATTCTCCGTCAAGATATTTTTTTAAAGTCCTTATTCTTCTCACTTCTGCACCACAAAGATCGTTGCCTGTTGTCGTTGTATTTACAACAACCAACAAGGCTGTAATCGTACTTTCTAAGTTTGAAACAGCTAAAGAAGGTCGAGGAAGTTGACCTGTTGACGAATATTCAAAGCCCGCAGCTTCTACTGGCTGACGGGAATACTGATTTCCATCCCAGACAATATTGCCGTTTACATTTGCATTGCACCCATTGTGAAACCTGTAAATATCATTCGAACCATGCAAATCATTAGATAATCTAACTTCAAATAATTCGATAATTGCGCTGGGTTCTAGCTTTGAAAGTTCTTCATAAACGCTACTAATTGCAGTCCAAACAACATTGTTATCTGTAACTGTTGATCCAATATCTGTGGGCCAATCAGGTTCAGAGCCGGCAGAAGTCCCGGCTGTTGTAACTTTAAAAAACAGACCTGTTAATTGATCTGTTGCACCTCTCCTTATGTCGCCAAGGTTGTAGGAAGTACTAGCGGCCCATGCTGCAACTGCCATTCTTTACGGCTCCGCTACTTGTTCAAAGGTAGCCGAGATGGAAGCTCGGTTGTGAAATGGAATTGATTTGTTCCATTGTTTGCAAATGTATTTTCCTGCTGAGTCTCCCGGCGGTGTCCAGTTGAAAGATTCCTGACCTTTTCTTGCTACAAGAAAATTTTCAATAGTGTCTGAATCTGCTTCGCTTAAATTGTCAAATCTTAAACTATATAGTTTTAAGTCTTGATTAAGTCCAAAAACCAAACGGCTGGAATAACCGTCTCCAAAACGAGTTTCAAGAACTCGGGGACTACTTGATTTGGATAATCCGTAGCTTGGATTGATGGAAGGAAAGTTTGCCATGAGTTAAACCGCTAATAAGCCGCCCGGTCTTTTTTGTCGAACAAGTTCAGCTTGAATTGCTTGCCCTAGCATATTGCCTAACTGCGCCGCTTGGTTGCCATCTCCTTCTACTGATGAACCGGAAGCATCAACATTGACGGATATATTTACTGAGCCTCCACCTCCGCCTAGTTCATGGTTTGGAACAATTGTTCCAGCTTGACGAGGAACAAAAAGTTCTGGGCCTTTTTCTCCAACAACTGCAGGTTTTCCTACTGGCGGTCTTCCTCCAGCAGCGAAGCCCGGAAAGCCCATCCATTTGAAAGCCGAACTAATAGCTAAGTCCAGCAACATGTCCGTTATTTTAGTTGCAATATTCGAAAGAACTTCACCCAATGATTGAGTTCCTTTTATTAATCCTTTGATTCCTGCTGCAAGATTTTGACTGATTGTTTCCCCGATAGCCTTGAAGCCCTCATCAAGCTTTTTCGTTAGCTCGAGTTGTTTATTTAAAGAATCAACAGCAGGATCTTTTTTAGGATCTTTCTTGTTTCCTTTTGGTTTCTCTTTGTTCATAGGGTTTTCTCCACCCGGATTCATCATATCTTTAGCCCAAGCTGGAGCCTTGTCATAAAGCCACATGATTCCTTCAATCGTCTTATTAACGAGCCAAGCAATGTCGCTTAAAAGAACAAAAACAGGATCTAATGCCCAAGCAATTAATTTAATTCCACCTGTTGTCATTCGGATTAACAGGGCCACTGATTTTGATAGTTCCGATTGACTGGAAAATAAATTAGATACAACTGAGGTCATTTCTTTCCAAGCTCCACCTATCGTCATCGCTTGTTTATTGGCAGCGTCCCTTGCCACGTTTGCGCTGTTTGCTTGGTTTTCTAATAGCTGATTGTATTCTTTTAAATTTGCAAGAACTGGCCCCATTGTTTGAATAGCTTCTTGTCCAAATATTTGTTCAAGAGCTTTTATATCTAAATGTGCAAGCTTTTCTAAGTTGGCTGCTAATCCTTCCGACTCAAGAGTGGCGGCACTAATATCAATCCCCAGAGCTTTTAATTTCTTTCCACCGGCTGCTCCAGTCAATCTTAGTAAAGCTGTTTTCATGCCAGTAAAGGCAACTTCAGCCTTCACACCATTTTTAGTTGATAAGGCAATAGCAGCATTAACTTCGTCAAGAGGAACACCGACCATTGAAGCAACGGTGGCAACTTTACCGATATTGGCTGCATATTCATTTATTTTTATTTTTCCATCCGCTACTGTTTGCTGCATTTTGTCAGCCACCATTTCGGCATCACTCGCTGACAGTTTCCAAGCATTTAAAACGGTGGTAACTGCATCACCTGTCGTAGCAAGATCCGCCATTCCTGCCTTGGCAGCTAAAGCAGAAGCTTTTAGAACCATTGCCGCATCTCCCGCTTCT